TTCTCATTATTCATCTGAGAAAAAAGTTCCTGGGGCTTTGGAAGTTCTTGGGCGCGGGAGGGGCTCACCTGCGCCCAGAAAGTCTCGGGACTTGTGGGTGTTTTGTGAGTCTGTACGTGATCCGTAAAGTCCCGTGTTTTACGGTACTTTATGAATTTTGCGGCCGGGTGCAGGGGCGGAGCCCCGCTGGTGACCCACCCCCTGACCGCTATGAACTTCAAAACAGTTTTTGAAAAACTCTTTTCTCTTGAGTGAAGGACGACCTGACCGGTGACATTGGAGTGCAGGTCTTCAATAAAGTCGAACGTGTATGTCGGAGTAATGGACGTGCCGGTCCTAAATAAGGGGGCTCATCTGTACACGGCCAAACTTAACGTGACCGCGCACGAGGCCGAAGACGTACTCGCCCACCGGTGGCACAAGTTGCGGGGGCAGCCTTGGTCCAAGGATTTTGGGAACCTATTTGATATCGTGGCGACATGGAGGGAACCCGGGGAGGTCCTGTACATCGACGAGGGGCTGGTGCCCGTGGAAAGGGACGGGAGGTGCGTGGCGTATGCACGGGTGGACCCCGAGGACCGTCACGACCTGATGCGATTCCGGTGGTCAGTGAACGACGAGGGGTATGCTTATTTTCATAATCAAATTATGAATATGAAAGTGAGCATGCACAGGTACCTGATGGACTTTCCAAAGGGACTGGTGGTCGACCACATCAAGTGGAATCGCCTGGACAATAGAAAGACTATGCTACGCCCATGCACGGTAGCCGAGAATAATAGGAACATGGCTCACCGCCGTGAACTCCAAAACAGTTTTTGAAATTTTGTTTTCTCTCTTTAGTGACACGCGGGTCAATAAAACTCCCAAGCCCCCGGTGTACAACACTCGCGATAGTATGTGTCCCACAACTCTGCTCTGTACTCGTCGAGCGCCCGATCCTTGCGCGTGTCGTCGAAAAGGCGCCAGGCGTTCTGAATCACGTTAGCCGCCTGGTCGGGAGTCATGTTTGACTTCACACCCGACCACCCGGACCCGGTGTGAGAATGACACGAATTTTTACAGGGCCCTACCCAACCGTCATGGGCCCGCACGGGATGAAGTTGAAGTGTTTCTGAACCGTGTGGTCCAAACACATCCCACCCCCTTTCAGGGCCGGCATCTGACACGTGGCGCGTGAACACGTCGTCGTCTTGACGGCGACGGGCGAGTGCCGACACATGGGACACGATGTTTTTTTCATCGCGCTCCACTTATTCAGACACTCTTTATGGAACTTGTGACCACACGAGGTCGTAGCCGTGGGCCACCACTCGAGCGCCTGGCAGCACACAGGGCAGTCGTCCATTCGGTCAGGGGGTTTTATGGGGTGACCGGACCGAGAGTCGGCACGAGTCAGGTGGACACATAACCTCCTTTCCCTAAAATTCTTTTTTCTCTTAGTCCACATCCAACTCCATTAGTAAATTAGTTTCAAATGTAGTAACCTCCTTGAGAATGTCTGTTAATAATTGGACATTGTCAAGTAGGGCAAAGCGCTGTTCGTGACTGGCCGAGTTCTTGATCTTGTGCATGATGTGGCTTATGAGATTGAGGACGTGGCGGCGGTTTGACATTTTGGGTACAGAGGGAGACGGGGCACGGGTCATGGGCGTGCACAGAACATGAAATTACACAAACTCAACCTCCGCGACCCAGTCCTCCCCGAGCAACACCTCCTCCTTGATGCCCGCGGGTGGCCACCCTGCATATCCGTGCCCCCCCTCCGTCTTGGGATCGTGGCGGGTGATGATGGGACCACCCTCAAGCCACATGAGGGCGCTGCGGTAACTCGATAGAATCTTGAGCTCCTTGCCCTGGAGGGATTCAGGGGTGGGCTCGAGGCGAGGAGTCTTGTCAACCTCTATCGCCGCGCGAATAGCCTCCCACTCCGTGACGTTGGGGGTCGGACGCAGGTTGCCGAAGGTGCACGGGCGGAAGCTCAGAAACTTGACGGTGGTGGCCATTTTGGGATGATTGGCTGGCGGCGGGCACGGCTTCCACGTGCACAGAACGTGTTTTTAGACGCACTCCAGCCAGTCGGGTCCGCCCATCCTCTCCATCCTATCTGGCTGGAACACAGTCTTGACCAGTTCCTCCTTGTCTACCCGTGGGGTGATCTTATCCAGTGGCCACTGGTAACCGCCATCTTCCATGGCGTCCACGATTCCCTGCATATTGTATATGAGTTGAGACACAAATTCAACTTTTGTAGAAAGGCACATGGGCATCTCGTACTCGAAATCATTTGAGTCAACCATAGACCTCATTTTCAGAACAGCTTTTTGCCCAATAACCTCGTAGATGCTTAGACCGTTCGGATAAAACTCGTGTCCATGTCGCCATCCAGTCTCCGGAAACTTGGGGTGGGCATCCTTGACGAAGGACTCGAGTTCCTCTAGAGTGTCGAAGTACCAGCTCCTGTCACAGCCGGGGCAGTCGTAGCGAGAGAACTTGAGCATGTACATCGTGTGGTGGCCGGGTCTTTTTTTGGTGTTTGGCTGGCGGTGGGCCTGGCCCTCGCGGGTACAGAACGTGTTTTTACCCCCGACGCGCTCGCGCCGCCCTCGCGCTATTAAAATTCGCCACCTTGCGCTTATACGTCTTGACGTTGTTGGAGTTGGTATAACCCACAATATAATTCGTCCCGATATTATTCGTCGTCTGGACCCAGTTGTTTGGGTTTATTTTATTCGTCACGTTTGTCGCGTTACTATTGAACCAATCCTTACCGTTCACGAGGTACATGCGCTCGGTTTCGGCATTGCGCCCGCGCTTCGCGCCCGCCCGTGTCGCTGCACGCCGGGTAAGGATGCCCCTGAGATTATTCTCATTGACGGTATATCCCGATCTATTGGCGTAGTTCCGGACTCTATTAGCGAATTCACTGTTGGAGTTTGAAGTTCTCCAGAAATAGGTCATCATATTCTTGGGAATGGGTACTGGGGGAAATTTAGCGATTAATTTCTTTCTATAATTCCTGTAATTCTGACCGTTCGCATTAACCTTGTAGTTTTTCGCGGACTGCAAGAGTCTCATACCATGATTAAAAGAACCCGCCTGATTTACAAACTTATTGAACGTCGCCGCCGTCATGATAGGGCGTTTCGCGTTCAGACGGATGGCCTCGGCGCGAACTCTGGGTGAGAATATTTTATGGGCGTTCCCTACACGGCCCGTTTTCAAGAAATTCACGGAACCCCACTGCTTCAAGTTCTCCAACTTATTCTCGTTGTTATACGTGAGCGGTCTGTACGACTTGGGCAGCTGACAGCTCGGTGAAATTTTGTTTGTAAATTCCTTGCGTGTGTACATGATGACATCAAAACCCATGAGCCGCGCCACTCCTGGTCTGTACGGCTGGCTGACCGTCATGAAGTAGCGCTCGAGCTCATCCTTTAGCCACCATCTGCATTCTATCTGTGTAGTTGGAAAATTAGAATTGCATATGTAACCCTTTCCGTTCCGGATAACACAGGCCCACACGTGCGGCATCAACTCCGACTCGCGAGAAGGAGAGACGTACACTATAGCGCCCGTGAGATCGTACCCTCTTTTTTCTAGCACCAAGTCCCTCATTTTAAAAGTGTGACCACCACCGCTATACATGAGGATAGGGGCCGTCCAGCTATTGTTCTTGAACTTGTACCGCCATCTTTCATCATTCAACATCCTAAAATCACGCCCGACCCTGAACCCCAAGTGTCCGAGGAGGGCCGGGAGTTCCCACGACGGGAAGCCACCACCCGTGCCCTTGGATTCTTTTGTAGAGCTGGCGCGCCACTTGACGTTCTTCGTCAGGTATGCGTTCAAGCCCGACTTGGGAATGAGCCGCCCTGGACCTCCCACGGCACAGATGTACTGGTTCAGAAATTTCCAGAAATAAATAGCGCTTGTCTTCTTGACGGCACCCTTGTATGGGCACGGCGCGTTGATATTTGAATTGAAATAGGCGCGTTGTCTGTTAGATAACGTGGGCAATGTCTCCTGAAGCTTCTGCCACAGGATCTTTAGGCCGTTATCAGATGTGAGAAATATGTTCAAAGATGAAAAGAACCAACACGTGGTCCCCGTCTGGCCCACGCCCACGTTCATTACTCTATATTCAGTTTTTATTTTCTATTGTGAATTTAGATGAATAACGTGAACACGGCCATAGGGATCTTGGCAACGAATAGGAAGAATTTGATATCAAAATTCCTAGTCCAGCTCAACTCTGAAGAGCGAAACAACTTTATGAAGAACGGCATGAATAGGAAAGAGTGGATACGGCGGTGGCTACGCAACAGGCGCAACTACGACAACGAAAGAATAGCAAGCCGTGTAGCCAACTACAACGATTCAACCACCTTCAATAGGTACATCAATACACTTAATAAATTGATGAACGCCAATATGAATTTAAATAGATTCAACTCTCCGAAAAATGGTAGAGGTCCCTACGCGTCTCTGAGCGTCGGTGACAAAGGCTATATCCAACTAGAGCCTGTTTGTAGAAACAACTTTAATAGAGGCGTCTATATACACTATGGAAAGACTAGTAAGCAATATAGAGGTCAGAGGATAGGGTTCAGATTGCGCAAGACGGCTGTGAACGCGTCTAGAAACACGGGCATCCCTCTTTGGCAGGTTTCGCAAAATATAGAACGTCTCGTGAAGGCGGGGAACCTTCCAGTTTCGGGTAAAATTATGAAGGCACTGGGAGCGACCCAGATCAATTACGCACCCCCGTGCCGGGCTGAAAATAAGCGTGGCCCCTATAATTATGCATTCGTCGTGGGACTGCCGGTGCGCCCGTCCGTGAAGAAGGCGCGCGTGGTCACAGTACCTAGAAGACCACGGTCAGTTATGAGACCGCGGCTTCAGAGTACGTCAGCCTCCTTCTTATCGTCACGGATCTCCACAAAGACCGGCAGGAACAGCGACTTTTGACCCGTCTTCTTGTCCTCGATGAGCGCATTGTACTTGACGGACACTATCTGACCGATGAAAACCGAAGGGTCGCACGACCGCTCCTCGTCATCGAGGCCCGTGCCCACCGCCGACTTCACGACGCCATCGACCGACTCAACCATCAGCGAGCCAATTTTGCCCTTATACTTGCCCGTCCCCGGCACGACCCCCGTGACGCGCAGGTCCGCCTCGAGCTCCGCCTTCATCTTGACCTGGTGCTTGACCCGCTTGTCTTCCCACGGACCCCGGGGATCCTTGAGGACCAGACCCTCCTCACCCTCGGCCAACTTCTGCTGGTAGAGCTCCTGCGCCTCCTCCATAGAGCGCACGGTGGACGTGTGCGCAGGGTTGACGTGCCCGTGGCTCTCGGTGCCGAGCAGCTTCAAGCGCTCTTCGTAGGACATGAGGCACCGTCCCGTGCGGAAAAAGTCGAGCGGGACGAGGTCCCAAACGACTGCACGGATCTGCGTCGCAAGCTCTGGGGTGCCAGTGCCCTTCTGGAACTTGGTCAGGAGGCCGTTGCCCGTCTTGCGGTCCATGAGGTGGCCATCCAACCCCGTCATCAGCAGCTCGCCATCAAGCACACAGTCGAGCAGCCCCGCCCAGTACCGCACGTCGTCGTCGAGGGCCCCAAAGAGGTGGAGCTCCTTGCCCGCACGCGTGCGATACGACACCTGACCCTTCTCACAGATGGCGTTGAAGCGCATACCGTCCATCTTGGTCTGGGCCATGCACGGAAATTTAATTTTTGTTTTTTCGTTCAAAGGGCTGACCAGCATGCACGGGTACGAGAGCTTGAGGTCGGGCCAGATCTTCTCGACCGTCGCGTCGCTCACGCCGCACTTGAGGTTGCGGCCGATGACGCGCCGAAGCACCTCCTGGTCGTCCTTGGAGAGCACGCCGAGGAGCCACGCCACGTGGTCACGGGCGTCGTGGCCGCGCAGCAAACGCGAGCACAGCTTGGTCTCGAGCTCACGGAAAGCACACTCGAGCGACTTGCGCTGCCCCCCGGACGCGTCGGGCTCGGGCACCTTTTTAATATAGAAATTTACGAGCGGGTCAAGAGCCAGGCGGAAAGCAGACTTGAGAACGGGGTCGTCGGCGTGTTCGCCGAGGATGTCCTCCTTCTCAAGACGGCTGGTAGTGGCCTCGAGGCGCTTGAGTATCTGGAGAGCCATGTTTGTGTTTGGTGGGGTTAGGGTCATGGTCACTGATCCCTGTGTGCACACGACACGTTTTTCAGACGAGCCCCCTCTGACTAAGGTATTCCCGTATGGTCCTAGGATTTTCCCGAAAAACTTGTTCATAGACCTCCTTGAAGTTCGTCCCGGTTGCGAGCAGTGCCAAGTTGTAAACTCCAAATATCAAAAAATTTTTAAAAAAATTAAATTTAGTTTTCCGGAGGAGGATGACCGGCACGACATGGGTCGCCACTATGAAAATGCCGATCGGTCGGAAAAGTGTACCCCCGGCCAACACGAAAAATATACTCCCTACGAGGGTCGCCACACACGACGCCAAGGGTGAGAAGGGCAAGAGACCCACGAGCCATAGGACCGCCAGGGCCGTCGACCAATAACTATAGATCTTCCACACGGGCACCATCTACTAGAGACTCGGAAATTTTCCATCTAGAGACTCTGCCCGTCTTCACTCCAGATGGAAGAGTTTTTGAAAAACATTTCTAAAAAAATTTTTGAAAAGTTGGGACCGGGGTACAGTGAGCGCGTCTACCATAACGCCTTTGAGGTGGAGCTCCGCTTGGCCGGTATCCAGTACGAGACTGAAAAAATTCTTCCCGTGATTTACGAAGGCCACACCGTGGGCAACCTACGGGCCGACCTGATCGTGGATGGCCGGACAATAGTCGAACTCAAGTCGGTCCCGCGCCTCAAGGACGAGTTCAGGAACCAGGTGCGTAATTACGGCCGTCTCACAGGCCTCGAGTCGGGATATCTTGTGAACTTCCCGTGTGTCGCCGGCGAGGCCGAGGTCGAGTGCGTTCTAATTTCTCAGCCCCAAGTATGAAGGAAGACGAGTGGCACGATAAAGAAGAAGCCTTCCTCCGAAAGCTCGAAGAGCAGTGCAACTATATGCAAAAGCACTATTCGAAAGAGTTTACATACTACAACGGACTATCATCACGTTTCAACATCCCTATACTGGTCATATCATCCATCAACGCACTGACCGCCATTTCACTTGGTCAGTTTGTCGAACAGAATATGGTGAGTATTCTCAACGCCGTTCTGTCCGCTGGAACGGGCGTTCTAGGCTCGATTCAGCTGTACATGAAATTGAACGAAAAAATGACAAGGGCTCTCAACTCATCAATCCATGTGAAGCGGATCGCTCTCAAAATCGCCAAGGAGCTCAGCATCGACAGGGCCCAGCGCGTCACTGAGGGTGTCGCGTTCCTGAACGAGTGCTTCACAGAGTTCAACTCGACCATAGAAGCTGGAAATCCCCTTGAAAAAGGTCTGGAGAACTTTTTGGCCCTGAAGCCCCCTAGCCGCCTGCCAAAACCAGGATCGCTCGCGAGCATAGCCGCGTCCCTCATGACGCCCAGAGCGTCCGTCGAGGGCGGGAGCCCGCGGACGTTTGAAATTGCGCGGCCCCGCCCCGGAACCCTATGGGGCCGCCTGCGTCACGACGCCCTAGATCACCCGTCGATCGAGAGTTCGACTCCGCCCAACGAGGAGGTCTAGTGGCCTCCGCGCAATCTCAGAACTAAATGGAGAGTCGATTCTTTTTGCACATTGTAGTCTGCGAGCGTCCGGTCATCCTCCAACTGCTTGCCTGCAAAAATCAGACGCTGCTGATCTGGAGGGATTCCCTCCTTGTCGGAAATTTTAGCCTTTACCGCCGCGATTGAATCAGCTGATTCAACCTCGAGGGTGATCGTCTTGCCGGTCAGCGTCTTCACGAAGATCTGCATTTATTAGTCTTGCGAGCTTTTTCTCTAATACATCATGAAATTGTCGTGGATCGTGGGAATAGCGCATTTTGTGTAGCGCCTGGATATCGCACCGAGCTCAGAGTTCACGTGGTCTCGAAGCCGCGAAAACTCTTCAACGACAATCTCGGGATTCCTGTGCGTTAGGAAAGATTGCATGAGGTCTATGGTCACGGTCTGATACATCTCGAGAACCTGCCGGATATCCGTCTTCTTCTGTCGAGCCTTTTCGCGTTGCTGCAATTTCTTTTTGAATATCTCTTCTGTGAAATCGCC